TGCCTTGCGGACAAGGACCGCAGGATTCGCTCCCTTCGTCTATCGGTTAGGACGCCACCCTTTCACGGTGGAGAGAGCGGTTCGATTCCGCTAGGGAGCGCCATCGCCACCAAATTTCCAAGCAACTTCAAGGTGTTATCGTCAAGAGTGGCTAACAATTTTTGCGGATTGGCTAACCGGGCAATCGCGGATTCCGCCAGTCGCGCTTGATCGACTGCGCGCGTGTATGTTTCGACCTGGGCAAGATTCCGATGGCCCGTGATGGCCTGGATCTCATGCGGCGTACAGCCAGCCTCGGCCAGGCGGCGGCAGGCGGCATGACGCAATCCGTGAGGGCTGGAGTCGGAAGGCAGGCCAGCGTCATGCGCCGCGCCGCGCAACCAGTTCGTGAAGCCCTTCGCGCTTCTATCCTTGCTCCAGGTGGTGGTGAGAAACGTCTTCTGCTCATGCGGCACCAGATCGAGGTGGTGCTGTAGCTCGGCGTGGATCGGGATTCGCAGGTGGGTCTTGTGCTGGCTCTTGACGGTCGAGATGTGGATCGCACCGCCCTTGATGTGCTTCCAGCCGACGCGCACCACGTCCGAGCGCCGCAGGCCGGTGTACAGCAACAATTCGAGCGCCAGTCGCTGCGACGTGCCTTCCTTCCATTCCGCCCTGTAAGCCGCAATGTCGGCCTCCGTCCACGACCGGTAGGATTTCTGGTCGTACTTGACCCGCTTGGCCCTTTTGATCGGATTGTCATCCACAAGGCCCGCGCCAATGGCGTATTCGAATACGCTGTTCAGGCGCTTTCGCAGGATGTTCGCGGCGGCGGGGGTCTTGGCCATCGAATCCATGATGGCATTGACGTGCCGCGTCTCAAGGCTGGCGAGGGACTTCTCACCGTGCTCGTTGCGAAAATGCTCCAGAACGCGCCGGTAATTCATCTTGGATGAAGCCGACAGCCGCTTGTACTCGGCGCTGGAATAATAGCCGGCGATGGCCGACGAGATGCTTCCAGCCGGGTTGCGCGTGACAAGTACCTCGCGCGGCTGGTCGCTTACTGCCGCGTTATAGGCATCCCAGAACGCATTGCTGCAGACCGGGCCGGGGAGCGCCATACGCTCCGTGCCAGGCTTGCGCAGGTAAATGCGCTCGACGCCGTTGCGGTCAGTGTAGGCGTGTACCCACCGGGGTTTCTTCGTTTTGTCGCGCATTGAGGACACCGTCCCATTCGTTCACGTTGTCAGTCTGCACCTCGGCCGGAATGTCATCAAACAGCCGGTCAAGGTCGTTGCGGTCCCATAGGACGACGCCGAGCATCTGCTTCGGTGCCGGAATATTGCCCGCCTTGCGTTGGGCATCGAAATGGCTCGGGCTGATCCCCAGATAGCGAGCCGCATCCACCCGGCGAAGGCCGCGGGGGACGAGGCCCCCGCGATTGTTGTCGTTGTGGTGTGTGAGGGAGGTCATTCTAACGGCGCGTCGCCATTAAGGACAAAAACGAGACCCTCCTGGATACGATTAAGCGCCTCTACCACGTTTTCGGCTTCATCACGGGTAAGAGTGATTTTGCTCTTCCCGGTGATGAGCTTGTCCATGAGAAAACGCTCGGTGTCCTGAGACCATGCGCCAATCATTCCAAGCACGGCTACGCCTTCGGGGACATCACCCTCAATCGTTTCAACGTCAGACATATCTTACTCCCATCAAATCTCATTCGCTTACCGCACCATGCAGGCAAGCGTCGTCGTTGCCCCGCGAAGGGCCTTCAGATTGATTTGTCGGGGTGTCAGCGCGCCCCGGGTTTGAGTTGCGTTAGTTGTTGCTTACCTCGCCAGCGTTCGCTGGCGTACAAGCCGCCCATAGTTGGCGCGCTGGTATGTACTTTACCCGAAAACGCGCCAAATGTCAAGATGTAGTGGCTTACAAATCGTGCTCCGGCATGACATTCAGATTCCTCGCCGTGTGCGGGATCAGGTTCGCCAGCCTTTCGGCGCCACCGGCGAAGCCAAACTCGCGGCGGTCGACCTTGTGTGTGAGTTCAATCCAGGCGGCCAGCCCCGCGATACGCCGCTTCAATGCCTCGCCAGCCGCATCGCGGGCGCGCTCCGTGACACCCAAGAATACCGCATCGAGGTCATTCAAAACCAACAGGGCAGCCGCCAATGCCTCGATCGGTCCCTCTGGTGGAACATACGAAAGCGCGGTGGAAAATGCCTCCATGGCCTCGTCGGCACGCGCCGAGCGGACGTCGGAGTTGTGCTCATCGAGAACGGTGAAGGTGTTCGCGGCGCGCTTGCGCTGTTCGATCAGGGCGAGTCCGAGCGCCGTAGACGTGGGCACGATTGCCCAGCCTCCCTCGCCGCCGATCGGCCGCTCAGGCTGGGCAGCGACCGGCGCGCTGCGCTTCACGGTGGGGCGGGTGGATTTGTTGCGGGATGTGGTAGATTTGCGGTTAGCCATCGATCGCTCCATAGGCGGTTGGCGGTTAGGGCCGACCGCAGGGCTGCAACCTTGCGTCGGCCTGCAATTGTGGTACCACCGTAAAATGAAGAAGTCAAGTAGTGGTACCACAACACGACGCTGGAAAAGATCAGCAACGACAGGCACGCAAATTCAAGTGCGTCTTCAGCCTGACGACCTTGCTGCGGTTGACCAATGGGCCTCTAAGCAAAAGGAGCCGCACACGCGGCCCGAAGCTATACGCGCGCTGGTGCGGAAAGGGTTGGGGAAGGGGAAATGACGGCTTGTCCAGTTTGCTCCACGGACGACACCGGTGATTATGGGAAGATCGGAGACAGATATCGTTTCGACTGTAAGCGATGCGGAGAGTACGAAATAAGCGGTACGGCACTTGCGATATTGCCGGATCAACTCAAACAGGGCGTGCATCGCGCGGCGTTACTCAGTCACGATATTCGGAGGATGAGCGAGCGGAAAAAGCTCCCATTCATTTCAACGGATACGCTCGACAGTATTTGGAAAGTGAACCGGCTACCGGCTCCTCAGCGGCAATCCGATGACCTAATCCTCCTTATCGGTGATCAGCAACTCGCGCCGGAAGAACCAATCGGTTTAGCTTACCTTTATTTGAGTGCATGGATCGGAGCCTCATTACTTGGTGACAAATTTAAAACCTTGCATTGGCATACGAGGCATTTATCAAAGTGCGGCCTTCTTGAGCCTGTTGATACAGATCATGACAATTTTAATCCTAAGGGTATGTTCCAGCTCACAATGGGGGGCTGGAACAAGTACGCAGATCTGAAGAAAGTACAAACAGACTCCAAGATCGCATTCATGGCGATGCAGTTTGGAGATGATACGCTAAATCAAGTGGTAGAGAACTGCTTTAAGCCTGCGGTGGCAGCAACTGGCTTTACGCTGCGTCTTTTGACAGATGGTCAGGGTGCTGGGCTTATTGATAATCAAATTAGAGCAGCAATTCTGCAGAGTAGATTTGTGATTGCTGACTTAACTCACGATAATAGTGGAGCCTATTGGGAGGCGGGTTTCGCGGAAGGACTAGAACTTCCAGTGATCTATACCTGCAAAGAGAAGGTTTGGAAGAAAAAGAAAACGCATTTCGATACCAACCATATGAACACAATAATTTGGAATTCAGACAATCTTGTTGATGCCAGCAAAAAGCTAAAGGCAACTATTCGTGCGACGTTACGGCACGAGGCGAAGCAGGTCGACTAGCCCTGAAACACCGCATCGAACAGCGCCACGCTCATCGGCCGGCTGCTCACTTCGCTCTTCGTTTCCGCCTTACTCACGGCCGCCAGATACGCGCGATCCAACGCTCTGATTATTTCCGCCTCCCAAGGTCGGATTGCTTCACCGCTGATCCGCGCGAGCGCCACCATGTCGCGATAGCTGATCGGGCATGGTCCGAACGCCACGCCGCGCTGCTCGTGGAGTTTTAGAAACAAGCCCCATACACGAAGGCCAGCGTAGGGAATTTCAGGGCCATCGTTGCGGCCCGGATTGCCAACTTGCCAACGCAGAATGTCAACGAGCTGATCGCTCAGTTCGTCGGTGTCGATCATACCTGGCCCGCCTGAAATGAGATCACGGTGTGCATTCCTGACACCCGAGTCGTAACCGAGCCGGGCAGTAAGGCCATGCGACACGTTGGCATCTTTAGCGTCACCGCGTCATCTTCTGCAGTGCCCGGCCACGGCTCAGGCCTGATCGAAAACGCCGCCGTTTCACCACTGCCGTTTGCAACAATAGGCTCGACGATCTGGTGCAACACGCGCTGGCCGCCGACTTCGAGCGACAGATAGTCGCCGGCGCTCAGTTTGAATCCGGCTGGCAATTCCTTCAGCGAAATTTTCATGCCGTCGACGCTTGCGATCTTCGCGCTGTCGGTGAAGGTGCCATCTGCGTGCTGCAGCGGATATGGCCGGCGCAGGTCGTAAGCATCGAAGGTGCCTATCACGCCGTTGAGAGCGTTTAGGCTCGCCTCAAACGATACGGCTTCGCTGTGCGGCATCGGCGCGCTGGTGTAACTCGCGGCCCAGAGGGCAGGGCCTAAGTCTTTCCCATAGGTGGTGCCGCCGGCCGTCCGCGATAGCTCCTGTCGCGCGACAAGTTGAAAGGTCTGATCAGTGTAATCAATCGAGTCTAGAATCACGCTAATTGCCTCCGCTGTTTCGCGCTCTGCACCGCGCTCACGACGCGGCTGTTAAATTCAGCGTCACGCCGCGCAAGCTCGGCCTTCATTTTTGTTATTGCTCCGTCGTCTGCGTTACCTGAGATGTTGATCGTGGTGTTGCCGCCGTTCACAGTCACCGCACCACCGAGCGCGTGGTTCGGTGTAACGGTTGCACCGCGTGGCAGGTTGACGATCTCGGGACCGCGCTCGCCGACAATGGCAGGTCCGCCAGGCGCGAAATTCGTGCCGTTCGCAAAACCGAGCAGGCCACCAATGCCACCACCGCCCAGCGCACCCGCGATCGGACCAAGGATGGCTTTTTTAATGAGGATTTTCGCGAGGTCGTTGAGGATCGAAACCGTCATGTCGCGGAAGGCATCCTTCAGCGACTTCGTGCCGTTGATCGCGTCGACGATTGAATCGCCGAAATTGTCCAGCGATTTGACGGCGAGGTCTTCAAGCGCACGTCCGACGTTCGCCGACTCGCGCGCGAACTGCATCAATGGGCTGTTCAGATTCTCAAGCTCACCGCGCGCCTTTGCATAGGCGTTGGCGAGCGCCTCGATCTTCTCACGCTGCGCTGCCGTCACCTCGGTATTTTTTAGGCCGGCCTGTTCGTTGGCCTTGCGCGCAGCCGTTTCAAGCTCAACCACGACCCGCGCACGATCCCGCGCCGCCGCGGTTTGATCGATCGTCGCAGCCTCGACCTTCAACAGTTCGGTGCGCTTGCCGATCATGTCGGTCATGCGCTTGAAGGCATCAGCGTCCGCGCCGGCGTCCTTCTGACCTGGCACCTTAAAGTCGGCGAGCGAGACTTGATTGATTTTTGGCTTGTCGGTTGTGCCGCCTGTGATCGTTATGCGTTTTGGCTTGCCGCCCTGGTTGACGGGTTCAATGCCGGCTGCACGCAATCCCTCGGGCGACATGTCCGCGCCCATAAATGACGCTATCTTGAACCAAACGTCGCTATTGCCGATCGACGTGAGGTATCGCTGAAACTCATCCAGCTTCTTGATTGCCGCGTCGAAGTAACCAGGCAGGGCCTCTAGCACGCCACCGAGCGCATTCAAGCCATTTGCGGCGTTGCCACTGGCGCCTGTGGTTTTATCGAGATGCCCGACGAGCAGGATGAAGGCGTTCGAGATGCGCGCCGACGCCTGACTGATAGTGCCATCGGCCTTGGCGGCCTGCGCCTCGATCTGCGGCATACCGGCGAGAAATGCGCGGAAGAACGCCTCAGATGAAACCTTTCCCTCTCCGACGAGATTCTTCAGCGTGGAGACACTGCCACCTGCCTCCTTCAATCCAGCTGCTACCGCCTGAAGGATCGGCCGCGCGCCTTCGTTGACGCTGTTGAACTCCTCGGCGCGCACGACACCAGAGCCGATAGCCTGCGAGAGCTGCAGCAACGCGCCAGCGGCTTGCGTCGAGCTTGTACCCGCAACACGCAGCGCCGTCGACACGCCATCGGTAAACTTCATCAGGTCGGCGCTACTGGCTTTCAATTCGCCTTGTGCTTGCGCAGCGCGACCATACAACGTCACAAGCGGCTCGATTGCCGTACCGTTCTTCTGCGCTATTTGGAAAAGGCTGCCGAAAACTTTATCGAGTTCGGCACCTTCCAGGCCGGTCACCTTGAGCGCATTCTGAAGGCCGGTGAATTGCTGCGACGCCTTCGACACAGCGCTAAACGCTGCACTTCCAACAAACGCAGCAGCCATGCCCTTTGCAAAGGTGCCAACTTGCACACTGGTTTGCGCGAGCGAGCGATTGATCGCGGCCGTGGAGCGCAGCATGTCAGCCTGCATCGCCTTGCTGGCGCGTGTCGATCCAGCGGTCAGTTGCTGGTAGGTGCGCGTGCCCGTGCGCTCCGCCTTCTTCATGCGCTTCTCGAATTCTGAGATGCGCGCTTCGAGCATTACAACGAGGCGTTCGCCCGCGTCATCCGCCATTCAATCAGTCCTTATACGTAAGCAAGGTCATCCGACCACGAGTCGGAATCGTAAACACTGCCGCCCGCGCCAGCGGCGCATCTGGCGGTCGCCATTGCACAAGCCACGGCGCCGTCAATGCGGTCACGCGACTTACCTTTGTGGAATGATTTGTTTCCGGTCTTGTCGGTCTCGACGGCGATGTTGTCGAAATGCCAGCGTAGGATCGGATGTCCGCCATGCCGGAAACGCCCGCCAACAATGGCGCGCTCCAGTTCCTTGATGGCTGGTGCCATCGTCACCCAGCCTTGGCGCATTTCGACGGCGGGAAGGCCGTCCTCAAGCAAATTGTTCAGCATGTTGCGGGCGAGGTGAGGGTCGAAGGCTATCTCGCGCACATTATATGTAGCGCAGAGGTCGCGGATCGTGTCCTCAACCGCGCGGAAGTCTACGACGTTCCCGGGAGTGGGAATAATAAAGCCTTGCTCAGCCCATGTAGGATAAGGGACGCCATCCTTATCAGCGCGGCGACGCAGGTTTTCCTCTGGGCAGAAGAACCACGGCCAGACCTGGTATCCGTCCTCGCCATCGCGCCAACACGCGACAACAGCGGTGAGGTCGGAATTTGAGCTAAGGTCGACGCCCAGCCAGCAAGGCTTCCCTTCTAACGCGGCAAGATCCACTTCACCGGCGCCCTTGTCATAGACGGACATTTCGACAAACGGTGACGCGCTATAATCAAGCCAGCGATTAAGGTTGAACTGCAGGAAGCTGTCGCGATCTGAGGGCGAGACAATCGCCTTGCGTGCTTTGTCTCGATAGGACTCCAAATCCGGGTAGCCATACTTCATGCCCGGATTCAGCGCGTGCCAGACTTCCTCACTCTGCCAATCGTCGCCTTCTTCCGCCATGAAAATAACCGGAAGCGTAGCCGGATCGTCGATCTCGCCTTTCTGTACTTTGATGGCGTACTCGACGGTCTTCCACGCCAAGTTTTCTTGACCGCGGCCCGCCGTACTGGCGACAATCAAAAGCGTGCCGGGCACCTTCACCAACGCAGAGTCGAGTGCCTCCCATTGCTTCTGGCCAGCCTTGCCCTCCCAAACATGTAATTCATCCGCGATAACCACATTCGGGGTCTTACCGTGCTGCACTTTACCGTCAGACGCCACCGCAATGTATCGGCTGCGTTGCGAGCGAAACGAGATCGAGGACGTATAGTCACGCACGCTCAGATGCTTCGACAAGCGCGGGTCGGCCTGTACGATCGTGGCCGTCTCGTTGAAGAGTTCAAGGGCCTGCTCGTGCGCGCTCGCGGCAGACACAATAAGGTTGCCCGGTTGCTTTTCCGGACCAACGAGGTGAAGCAAGGTTATCGCCGCGCTCAGGCTGGTCTTCCGACCGCCTCTCGGCAGAAGCAACACCAGACGGCGAACCTTGCGGCTGCCATCCTCGTTGCGCGGACCGTATAGCTTTCGGATGATCCTTTCCTGCCAGGGGTCCAATTGGAACGGATGACCGGGAGCCGGGTTCTTCGGGTGCTTGAGGCGCCGCAGCCAATCAACCGCACGCTGGCCACAGCCAAGCGGATCTTCAATCGGCTCGTCAGAATTTATCCAGGAAGGAATGAGCATCAGTCTACCAGTGAGTCGTCTTCATCATCGTCCCGGATCGCGGGCCGGCTGCGCGACACAGGCGTCAAGCCCATCTCTGCCGCTAAGAGGCGAGCGCGTGTCATGGCGTCGGATTGAATACCCACCGCGGGGTGGCGCTTCGGCACGCCCTCGATGAAGACAACATGACCATCCTTTTGCAGCGTGCGCTCCATTTCGCGCACCTGGCCGATCGCGACACAGTAATTTTCCAACGAGCCAAGGTCAGCGTCAGTGAGAATCCGGCGTTCTACCAATAGAGGCATGACGCGATTCCACTCGGCCCTTGCGTCCTTCGACAACCAAGCAGGCGCGCGGAGGTTGGTGTTTACCGCGGCTGCGTCGGTTTTCATGTTTGGTTTCGTGCCTCGCATTACGCTACCGCCCGAATATCCAGACCACGGTTGCGGCCGATCGGTTTCAGCTCCTTGATGTTGAATGCGCCGCCGTTATACAAAACACGGTCTTTAACATCGATGTCGTCGATCCACCGTGTGCGGAAGATGATTATGGTGTCGTCGGTAGCACCATACGCGCGTAGGAATTCCTCGGTGGACTGTTGGATGATCTGTGCGCGAACGGTGACGAGATCGTTCCACGTAAAGGTCGATCCGCCGCCCTCGTCGATGATGGCGGTGTAGCGTTGAATAGTGATCTGTTTGTCGAGTTTCCCGGCTCGCATTACGCCACCTCGCGCACAATAGTTTCGATCGTCACAACTCCGTGCGCGGTCTCACCATCGGGATCGCGTAAGAACCTGGTGTCGCTAACGCGGCAATCGATGCACTTGACACCGGACTCCAGCGCAAGCCGACCCTGCCGAATTGCATCGCGAACCGCTGCGGCAATCGCCTTAACGCCTGATAGTCCGCTCTCCTTCTTCCAAACGTGCAGCGTCGATACGATCCGCGAAACACTGCGATCGATCATGTCGCCGTCGTCTATGACTTGATCCTCGCCAATGATAATGGATGGATCTGGAGCAGGGCGATCATTCCGATCTAGAATACTATTGGCAGGAACAAAGCTGGTGACTGCCGCTGCGCCAATCAGTCGATTGCGCAACGCCTTTTGCACGGCATAGGAAATGTTCAACGCTTCGAGTCCTTGATCGCTTTATTGATGGCTCGATTAATTCGACGCGTGATGCGCTTGCGATAGAGCCGGAAGGCTGGCCAGAAAAACGGCTGTGCGTGTGCTTTTGCGGTGCCGTACTCGACGAGGTGCGGATATCGAACGTCTGTGTTACCAACCGTCACCGCGACAGCGTTCTCCGGCACAACCTTTGATCCGCCGGGTTGCGAATAGGGCGGTGTCGTTTCGCCGGGACCGGTAACAGTGATGGAGTCAATCAGCGCGCCCGTGTCGCGGCTTGTCTCTGCAAGGCGGCGCATTGCGGCCTGTAATTCCTGCCCGGATTTCATCAGCGCGGGCTTGATCGCAGCACGTACCTCTTTCGGGATTGCCTCCATCCGTTTCTGAAAGCGGATCAGACCGTCGTCAGGCGGCACTCGGCTCGCCCCAATAATTGCGATGTTCGTTGACGATGTCCCACAAACCGAACGGCAATGCCTGCGCGTTCACGCCGATCAGGCTGGCCTCGCGATTTTCATACAAATGCCCGACCAGCAGCAAGACAGCCTGCTTTAACGACGCCGGCACAGTGCTAACGGGCGAGCTGTCCTCAGTCGGCGGGTATCGCTCTTCGATCTTGAAGCCGAGTAGCGATTCAATATGTGCCTGTGCTGCGCCGATCTGCGCCTCGATAATGGCGTCGTCGGCATTGCCGGTGACGTTTAGATGCGCCCTAGCCTCGTCTTTCGTAACGATCACTGGATAAAATTCCTATTTCGGTCAAATCGTGCGCTTGTCTCCCCCCGCCGGTCCCCGCGTGCAGCTGGAACTTTTTGACCGGCCCGGGCCTCGACACTCTGCTTCCAAGACGCATGGCAAGAGGTGCAGAGCGGTTGCCAATTCACGCGGTTCCAAAACAATGCGCGGTTGCCGCGATGAGGTTCGATGTGATCAACGACGCTGGCCGGTGCACCACATCGGCGACAGGAAGGATTGGCGGAGAGATATGCTTTGGACTCTCGCCGCCAATCCTTATCGTAGCCACGAGCGGACGCACTTGGACGTTGTGCATCCGCCCGCGCTTTACGCTCACGCTCACGGCGTAGACTAATCGGGCAACGCTGGCCGGGAGGATGCACAGAGTTGCACAGTCCACACACGCGAGGCGCGCGTGTTGGCATTAGTCGCCCGACGTAGCAGCAACGTGAACAATGTTGCTGTTAATCTCGATCGTAGCGTTCAACATCTGCATGGTGTTAGCCTCACCGCCGGCCTCGGCAGCAGACGTTACCAGCCCAACAAACAAACGCTGTGACGGCTTTGGCGCCGCCCCACTTGCTGGCTTGTCGTTGAGTTCGATCCTAAACGCATAATTGAGATTGGTTTTCTCGGCAGCGATTAGTGCGATCTGGCCTTCGTCAGTCGGCACGATGGCGAAGACATTCTCCATCGAACCGGCGTTTCTCGTGCCTTTCTGCTTTAGATCTCGATTGCGATTGATAAGCGACGTGGTGATGATCTGCGCGGTATCGCCAGCCGTGCCCATTTGCTGCCAACCGTCAATTTCCTTCCATGTCACCGACGAGAAGTCGGACTCAACAAAGTCCGTCGACTTATCGTCAAGCGCTGTGCCAATGTAGATTTTGCAACCTGCAACAGGGTAAAGAGACATCCTGACCTCCTTAAACCGGCTGCAGGCGCGAACCGCCGAGCACGAACACCGCGCCTGCAGCGATAGAGGTGCCCGAGGTCTTGGTAATCACCGCCCGGACGTAGCGGCGCTTGCCAATGTAGCCCTGCCGATAAACCGTCGAAGCGACGAGGGTGGTGGGCAACGCGCCGAGTAGATCCTTGGCCGCCACATCGGTGAAGTCGCCATCTGTCGTGGTATCGCTTTCCTGGATGGTGACAGCGTAAGCGCCATCGCCTGCAATCGCGCCCGTATTAACAACGAGCACGGCCGAATTGACGCTGGCAAGGTCGACATTGCCGCCCTTGGTCGTGGCAGCATAAACCGCAGGCGCGAGCGAGGGCGCAACAGCGGTAGTGTGGAAAGTATCGTGCATCTATATATCCTTGAAATGAGAAAGATGCGGGAGGCAGTGCATCCGTGCCTCCCGCTGAGTTGTCGCTTACGAAGCCGCGACTTTGAGGAATTTGATCGCGTTAAAGTCGCCGGCGCCGCCGCCAACACGCTTGTACGTATCGAACAAAATCCGGCCTTTCTGCGTGACTTCATCACGGGTGACGCGGATGCCAGAGCGGTCAACCACCACATAGCCTGCGCTGAACGATCCAAAAGCGATCGGGAAGGTGCCCGCGCCGATGTCATCGAAATTGTCATCGATGGTGACCGGATAACCGAGGAGCGGGTGCTCGACTCCCTCGATTAGATTCCCGGTGGGCGCCCAGAGGTAGCGTCCATTGGAGTCCACGATGGTGCGCAGCCGAACAGCAGTGCTAGAGTTGAGGACGAACCGGGCATTTGACTTATACGGCGTCCGCAGCGAAGCAACCAACTTCACCAAAGCGGTGACAAGGTTCGCATCGGTCGGGGCCGAGGCATGACCGGCCGGGGTGTACTGGAATTTGCCCCAGGCGCGGACAAAGTCCTTTTCATTCGTGCAGTCGTACGTCAGCAACCCCTTCGGCTTGCCCATCACGCCGTCACCGCGAAGGAATGCCTCGCCTTCGGTTTCCGCGAAATCGTGCGTCGCATTGTTAATCAGCCACGATGCAACATCGACCTGCGCGTCATCGAGCAGATGGCGAGTCGCAGCCGGCGCGGCGTACATTTCCGCAACGCCGTATGAATGCTTGATCAGATCCGGCCGCGCCGTATCCTGCGGGCGATCGTCACGCTCCGCCACCCATTGCGCACCGCGCTTGCCTAGCGAATAGAAGCGCTCATACGTGCTGGTGCCGATCGAAACCACTTCGGCCAAGCTGCGCATAGGCGAAATGTCGGTGAGCAACGAACGGATGCTCGTATCGATGGTCGGCAACACCATCCAGCCGCCGTCGACTGCATTGTCGGACGCTGCGGCCTTCACCTCGACGTCAGAGCCGGTGCGCAGGAACGAAGACAGTGCCTTCTTTTCGACGTCCGCCTGCTCATCCTTGGCGGTGATACCGGCCGGACGGTTCGATTTCTTCTCAACTTCCGCGAGGCGGGCCTCAATCGACTTGACGTCGACGGTGTCCGGCTTCTTCTCAGGCTCGGTCTTGGTTTCGAGCTTGCTCAGGCGCGCGTCGACGGTCTTGGTAAAATCGTCGAGAGCCTTCTGAACGACACCGACAGGATCGTCAGCCTCGGCCTTCAATTCAATGGGGGAGATGTGTTTCATAGAAACCTTTAGTGAGAAAGCGCCGCAGTGGCGCGTTGAATTGCAGCGGCAAGCGTGAGAGCTTCCACCGCGGATTTAGCACTCGTTACGCGAGCGCCGGGGTGCATTGGAATTGTAACGAGGCTCGCCTCTAGCAATTCCAGCGATTTGATCGTGCGACCACCGCCCGATCGATTGACGGCTTTTTTGGTAATGAAGCCGATCGAGATGCCACGTACCGCACCAGAACGAACAAGAGCGCGCACCTCGCGAGCACGTTCAACATCGTCGACCAACAGGTGTCCCGATAGGTGCAGTCCATCCGATTTTTCCGTTGCGATATTCCACGATCCGACCGGATCGTTGGCGTCATGGCCAAACAAAATGGGAAGCGGCAGCTTTGCGCCCTTGAAAGCTCCCGGTTCGATCACGTCGCCGACACGATCCGGCTCATTGAATTTCCACGCGACACCGCTGATAGCGCCTGCGTCGTCGGCGTGGATCTTGGTTTCGATGTAAAGACGATCCATCACGCCGGCCTCATCAACACGGCAATATCAAATGTTTCCGTCTGAAACCGTTCGCCATCGAACCACATGCACTGCACGCGCTCATCGGGCAGAATGCGCGTTACGGTCATCCACGGGCCGCCCGTTGCAAGCCGGACAACGTCGCTCTTTGAAAGTTTCATGATTAACCCTTGATGTAAGGCGCGCGGCTGGCAGCGAAGGCGTCGACCTGTTCGCGCACGAAATTGAACTTGGTCAGCATCCGCACCACCGCGGTGAAGCTGAACGGCACGTCGACTCCGTCCTGCTTGACGCGCCAGCCGATCACACATTTTGCCAACTGTTCGATTGCGAGGCGCTCCTGCTCATCGGCTGGAGGCCGGCCTGCGAATGTCATCAGCGCATCGCTCGTTGCAAGTCTGGCACGTCGCTGCGTTGCGGAGTCAGGTCCGGCAACGATCAATGTAATGTCGGTCGGCTCGCCCGTGACGGGGTGCGCGATGTTGCATTCCGCGCCGCGATCCTGGTAGGCGACGAGATCGTCGAAGTCGGAGAGGTCAGTCATTCGTTTTGTAAACCGAGTACTGGATCACTTGCGGGAAAATCTCGCCCTGCATTTCAACAATGCCAACGAAGTTCGTCTCTTCGTCGTGATAGTGGACGCCGACGATTTCGATCGTATCCCCGTCTCCCGTAAACGCCGTGAACTGCTTCACGGGAATCATCACCGGCTGCGGCGGAACAACAACGGAAGGTCTAGCGTCGTCATCATCGTCATAATTCACGCGGCTTCCTCCTCGTCCTGATTATCGTTTGCACCAGCCTGCGACGCTCCGGTGTGGGGGTTGGCGAATTCATTGCCCCCGTCGTAGGGAGCAAGTCCGGCATCGAGCCAGGTGCGAGCCTCGTTGGGGTTCAGCACCCGGCTGGACACAAGGCTGGAGATCGCCGTCGCACGCTGCTGCAGATCCACGCGCGACAGGTCGTCGATATCGAACTGGAACGTCAGGCGGGCGCGCTCTTCATCTGTGAGCAGGGCGCGGTTGAATGCAGCCTCAACCAAGCGAAGCCACGGCGCCAACGTGATACCGAGAAACTCTCGATTTTTCTGCCAAGCGTTTGCGTAGGAGGACTTGGTCAAATCGCCCAGCATGACGGGCGACATGTTGAAAGCCCGGGCGATCTCTTCCATTTGATAGCGCCGGTTCTCGATATACTGCGCGTCGGTGCTGTTGAGCGCAGTCTGAGAATACTTCGTACCCGCCCACAGAATTGCAGTTCGTCCGGTGTTGCTGGTTCCTTCGTGTGCGGCGGCCCAGCCCGCCTTGATGCGCTTAACGGCATCATCACCGACGTTCTGCGGCACTTCGAGAACACCGCCAGGGCGTGCGCCATTACTCCAAAGTTTCTGCGCGTGCGTTTCCATCGCCGCTGCGGCAAGGATGGCGCGGCGCGCGAGTGTCACGGGCGCTTTACCGAAAGGCGCGCGAACGTGAATGACGTCGCTCGCGAGAACAGGCCGGCCGGAGAGGCGATAGAGGAGCTCGCGGGATTCCTCTTCCTGATACGTTATGACGCCTGGCCGGTAATGAATGATCTCGACCGGCTTGTCGGCGATCCTGTTAACCCACGCCAAGCCGCCTTGATCGCGCAGCATGGCCTCGATCAGAAGGTCGCGGATTAACTGAAAACTGGATGTCCACTCATTCACCTGGCCGCGCAGGAGATTCAGAGCAGGGTGGTCGACGTCCTTCGCCGCGTCGTCGCGCTCAACGAGATGCAGATCGAGGCAGGCCGCGGAGTTGGCGATTGTCTCGATTGCGGCTTTCACGGGCGGGACGGTGAGCGGATCGCAAGCCGTGCCATTGTCGCCATTAATGACGGCAAGCAACTCTTCGTCGGTTTGCGGATATGACTTGCGAGTAAATGGCCACATTAAGCGGCCACCTTCAATTCGACGACTTGAAGGCCGGCGTTGATGCGCGCCTGCGCAAGCGGCACGCGACCGTCAACACCCAGGGACTCGAGGAAACGGCGACGTGGAGTGTCGACGATATTGAGCAGCGAATTCGTGCTGCGGGCAGGGGTATTGTCGTTCAATTTGATTTAGCCTTCTTCGAGGGACGCGGCTTACGGCTGTTGCGCGTTGGCGCGCGTGTGCGGACTTCGTCGCCGCCCTGAAATGTATCGGGCCATAGCGATCGAGGCTGTGATGCCACGCGAAATGGCTTCAGCGATCTCAGCGGAAACACCCGACGCACGATCCGGCCCGCATGATCGCACCAGACAACGTCGGCCTCGTCGCCCGTGACCATGACGACGCGCGCAATGCGACCGGCGGCAACGACTACGTCTGCTGATTTCACGGTGATCATCAGTAAAAAACGATCTCGTTGTCGGAAGAGATGCTATCGATCAGAGTATCGCGCTCGCTCTCACGGCCCTTGATGCGGACTCTGTCGTCGAGCGAAGCAAAACCACCAGGAATGCGCAGGCGCTTGTATCCGAACGTATTGCCCTTCACTGCGATGTCCTCGGCGGACAACTCGCCTTCCAGAACGGCGAGCACGATCTCCTGGATCACGTCGTCGGCATAATCCGAGCGCGGAACAGCGCGACGGGCTGCTTTCCAGATCGGGTGCGCTAGCAGTGCGCGGCGGAGAAGGTTAGATCGATAAACCGGCTTCGGTGCGCGCGGCGTGTGGCGCGAGACGACGCTGCGAATTGTTTTCTTGGCGGCGGCAAACCGCGCCGCGAACTCCGGATCCTTTCGGGCGCGGGCATAAATTAGTATGCGATCCGGTAGATCGACCGCTAGCGCGGCGGCCTGGCTTCTAATGGATTTGTGAGGGTTGCGAGTCAGCAGTTCAATCGCAGCGTCGTATTGCTCCTCCGAATAAACGACGTTGGTCTTCATCCTGGCGTTGTCGGATTTCTCCCGGTCTCGCCACGCCGCACGGAGTTCGTCCATTCTCCCGTTTTTAGTCGCCCACTCACTCAGGCTGCGGTAGTTCGGGTAGTCCGGCTTGGCCGCACAGGCTTCTGCGCCAGTCATGCCGCCGCGGACCAGCGCGATGATCTCATTGATGTACTTCGCCGATGCGCCGCGCGGTGCCATGCGTGTCCTGAAACTGAGTGCCTCCGCCCCGGAGGAGGACAGGGCGGAGGCTGGAACCACCTGTCTTGCCGCGGACCAGCCCCAAGGCCGTAGTGCGGTTGTTGGTGGCAGTGAGGGGGAATAACTTCCCCCTCAAGTATTCGGGCGCGACCTGCCAAACCGCCTACGCGGCCCGACGCCCGTAGTCTTGGAACGCCGGGTCACGCATCCAGTTAATGATGGCATGGTCGACAAAGTTATCGATGCGCGGCGAGTCAGGCTGCTTCACTGCGGCGGCGATTTCCTTGCGCCGAGCGTCACCGCTGGCAAGGTCAAGCAGCCTTGAGCAAACGTGGCCGAGCCGGAGACGCGCCTTCGACTCGTCAACCTTGCGGATTACCCCGTCTTCGGCGTTCGCTTCCTGTTGATAGAACGCGTCGCCGTTCATGGTGAACATACCAGCCGGCATTGACTTCGCCGGGTCGTTACGCCGCGGCCTCGTGAACCGCTCTTCCTCCGGCCTCCAAGGTTCGCCAGCCGCCTGTAGCGCCATAGTTCGGTCGGCGGTATCAGTGTCTATGAGGTTGTCGAAGTGAACCGGCCCGCGCTCCGGCTCATCTTCTTCGCGATAGTTGTCATTTGCGACACAAACGACCGGTGGCGCCGTGAAGTCTCGCCAGCCGATAAGGGCGCCGGTCATGTGCTTGCCGCCTTCCTCGCCGGCGTGCCGTTCAGCCGTAGGCCATCGCGCGCTGCGATAACGTCGTGGTTCGGTCATATAGGCCTCGTGATGTAGTTCCGGGATTTGCCTCTCATGGAGGACTTCGCGCGCTTACTTCACCCGCGCGCAGGGCGGCGACACGCTTCAATGGCGCGCCGTGGTCACGAAATGGAAGTGACGCTCATATGTGGTAAGGTTCGGGGCAAATAGGTAAGGGCACAGCCGAGCGCCGTCTTGGTGAATTGATGGCAGCGCAGAGGGATGCCTACGGAACTGCGCAAGGAAGGCGTAGCGACTTGGGTCAGAATCCGACCCAAGTTGATGACGCACCAATCACCCTATCCGAAGTCGGCATGATGCGGCGCGAAAGGCTGGCTTCGGAAACTACGAAACAGCACGCCAAGCCAAATCCGTAGTCAACGGACTGGCCTTAGAATCGCAGGTTGGTGAGAGACGTGGGCGTGATAATGTGCAAAATTTTGCACATTACGAAGGAGAGAAAACCCGCGACATTGCAGCCAAGAGGTCGAGGCCGTCCTCGCGAAGGAGAGGCAGGGCACTAGAACAGACATTGTGGCAAACGTGCCACCAAGTGTCGTGGGGAAGGCCCGCGAGAAAGCTGCCGCGGCGGTGGGCGCTGGAGCAAGGATGCGAATCACAGCTCTAGCTGCGCCTCGAACCACGCATCATAGTCAGCCTGTTCTTCATCGATCGTCTTCACGCGGGGCACGGGCTTGGGCTGACCTCCGTCTGGCGGGCACCAGGTCAGGCCGTGATCGTCGACCACCGCGACCACGGTGCGCCCGATCAACTCCTCCACCTTGTCGGGCGGGCCGAAATAGAACCCGGCCGCGGGCACAATCTGATCAAGCTCCTTCTGGCCCGCGATCTGGGTTTCCTCGCGATGATGTTCGCTGAACACGCTGTGCTCGATCACCTTGCCGTCGTTATCGGTG